CCTACACCTTTGGCTTTCAACAGCTGGGTGCCAACTGCGGCATCATCGCGCCCCACGCATCTGCTGACGTAAACGGCGTAGCGTATTGGATGAGCAAGGACGCGTTCTTCGTGTTTGATGGTACGGTCAAGAAGATTCCTTGCACTGTGCAGGACTACGTTTTTGAGGACTTGAACATTGCACAGGCGACTGCCGTGAACGTGGGTATCAACACCCAGTTTAACGAGGTAACGTGGTTTTATCCGTCCCTCAGCAGTAACTACGTCAACCGTTTTGTGACGTACAACTACATGGAAAACGTCTGGTCAGTGGGCAGCATGTCCCGCACGGCCTGGACCGACATTGGCACGTTTGACAAGCCCTTGGCCACGGAGTATGACCCCCTGGACAATGAGGCCACCCTCACCACAATCTACGGCCTCACAGCAGGCCGTAGCCACTTGTACAACCAGGAAGATGGTGTGGACGCCAACGGTGTGGCAATTGAGGCCTACATATATTCTGGCTACTTTGACATTGGTGACGGTGACCAGATGCTGCTCATGCAAAAGTTCATCCCTGACTTTAAGCGTCAAGTAGGTGAGCTGATAGTGCGATTGCTTTTGCGTCCCTACCCACAGGCCTCTGCAGTAGCAAGCTCCTTGGACCCTTATCCAATTACTCCTACCACGCAGTTTGTCAGCACGCGCGCGCGAGGCAGACAGATTCAACTGCGCATTGAGAGTGATGAGCTGGGCGGATGGTGGCGCTATGGCACGCTGCGAGTGGATGTTCAACCGGACGGTCTGCGATGAGCAAAATTACCAACGTCCGTCTGCCCAACGCGTCGCCGTCGGGCTACGACCCACAGCAGTTCAACCAGCTTGTGCGTTCGCTTGAGCAGGTTATTTTGCAACTCAACAACACCTACACCCCTATCGTCACGGAGGACAAGGACCAAGCGCAAGCCTGGTTCTTTGGAAAATAATGGGAAACGCATACAAACGCTTTGAAAAAACCTTGACCTCGGCCGTTGCAAACACTGTACTGACGGTTCCTGCGGCCACAACGGCTATTGTTAAGTCTATTTGGATAGCAAACACAAACGCAGCGAGCACCAATATAACCGTCACCTTTTCCCCTGCTGGAAGCGGAACACACTATTTAGTGCCTTTGGAAGCGGTAGCCTCTAACAAGTATGTAGACCTCTTGGCCGGCTGGAACGCGGGCCCTCTAGTACTTGAGCAACTTGACGCGTTGGTGGTCACATCTTCGCAGAGCAGTGTTTACGTTGTGGTAAGCGCTCTTTTAGTAGACAGAAGTTGAGAATCTAATGGATAATATTGCCATTAACGCGTCCTTTCCCGGCGCGCGGCCCATGAGGCCTTTGGCAAAAACTGGAAAGGACTATCATGGCAACTGAAGGAATCATGGCCTTGCCTCAAGGCATGGGCATGCAGGGCGAACAAGCCCAACAAGAACAACCGACCGTCACGAGCGCTGACTCCTACGACGCCGCGATGACTGCCCTTGGCATGGTCAATCCAGGCGAAGAAGCCGCGCTAAAAGAGGCCATTCGCCAAAACATTGGTGATCTTCAGCTCTCGCCTGCGCAGCTTGACATGCTTATCCAGGTTTTTGAATACATCAGTCAAAACCCCAGCGAATATAAAAGTTTGCTCCGAGACTTGGTTCAGGCAGATGCCCTTGATGAAGGGGACATGCCAGAAGAATACGATCCTGAGTTTATTGGCGCGATGCTCGCGGTGCTGCAAGAGATGCGGCAGATGCAGGGCGCTGGTGCTCAAGAACCTATGAACATGGGTCCTACCGTCGAAGGCCTACAGCCCATAGGCATGGCCTCTGGCGGCTTGGCCGATGTTGGTCAGTACCTGGCTGCCCAGGGCCGCTACGGCGATACCATGCTGGCGCATATCACCCCGGAAGAAGCCGCGCTGCTCAAGCGCCGTGGCGGCTCGGGCACGATTAACCCCGTTACCGGCCTGCCAGAATTCTTTCTTAAGAAACTTTTTGGCGCGGTTAAGAGTGTCGTCAAGGGTGTTGTAAACGTCGTCAAAGACGTGCTCAAGAGCCCTGTTGGACGCATTTTGGGCACCATTGCTTTGGCCGCTGTCCTCGGACCAGCAGGCGTGGGTCTTTCCATGGGCACTGCAGCAGGTCTCGCGGGCGCAGGAACAACACTCATGGCCGGCGGATCAATCAAGGAAGCCTTGATCTCTGGTGCGTTGGGCTACGTTGGCGGTGGCGGCACGATTATGGGTGTAAATCCCGTGTCTGCTGTTGGCGGTTACTTGCCTGGCGCAGCCGGCAGTGCGTTGAACACAGGCCTGTCAACAGGCTTGATTGGCGCGGGTATCGGCAAGATCAGCGGCATGAGCACACAAGACGCATTGCGGATGGGCCTGATGTCTGGCGCGTCGGCAGCAGCGCTTCAAGGCCTCAAGAACAACACAAGCATGATGAATGAGCCGGTCTCGCTTGAGTCCGGTAATCAGCCTCCTGCCTCTCCGTTGCCCGGTGAACCGGGTAGCAATGTTTCAATTGGTGGAAAGCCTGATATTACTGCTATTGAAGCAACAGGGCCCGCAGGCACGACAGGTACCGCACGCGACCTTTTGGCCGGCGGTAATCAGCAATACACAGGTTCTGGCTTGAAAATGCCTGCGATGGGCTCATCTGGCCCCTCCGCCGGTTTTGATAGCGCTGGAAACTTCAGGGGTGATTACAGCTTAACTGGAGGCCCTTCTGCTCCCGTTGCGGGTATGGACGGTGCAATGGGCACCGGCACACGACTTGGTTCTTCCGTGTCTAGCCTACGTACCCCCATGAGCTCTGCAACAATGCCAAGCGGCGCTGCCAACTACAGCCTGTCCAGCGTTCCCCAGGGCGCACAACCTACTGGCTTTATTGACAAGATGGTCCAGGGCGGCAAGAACTTGTACAACGAATACCTCTCGCCAACCCGTGCGGGTTTACCCGCAGACGCAGGCATCATTCAAAAATATGGTCCTTTGGCGTTGGCCGGAACTACCGCCGTAGCAGCTGCTGGCGGCATGAAGTCTGAGCCCGTTAACCAGAACCCTGCGTTTAACCGCAACTACACCGGTTCTGACTATATGCGAGATAACCCTGATAAATTCAGTGGTGGTCTTAGTTCCTACACCCGGCCTACGACACCGGACAATCCAATTGTTCCCACGCCTTCGTATGGTTCAATTCCTGTTGGCCCGCCCAGCACCGTTGTTCCTATGGGCGTAACCAACAGCCCTGGTGGTGTTGCACAACCTTACAACGTAGCCGGTTTGTACGGCATTCCAATCATCTACGGTCCTGACGGGCAACCCCGTCGTATGGCCAAAGGCGGTGACGCCACAATGACGCAGTTCCCACGCAAGACGGGTCCGATCAACGGCCCTGGTACAGGGACTTCGGATGACATCCCCGCAATGCTGTCGGATGGTGAATTTGTGTTTACGGCCAAAGCCGTGCGCAACGCCGGAGGCGGCAGTCGTCGCAAGGGTGCGGCTCGCATGTACAAGTTAATGAAGAAGCTCGAAGGCGGAGCCGTTAAGGGGAAATAAATGGCAGAAGAAACAGTCACCCAACAGATAGTCCGGGAAGCCCCGGAGATTGAAGCGTATAAGCTCAAGCTACTGCAAGAAGCTCAGAAGCTGGCCTTCAACCAGAGCGGTGGTCAAACGCTTGCCCAGCAACTTCCTGGCTATCAGGTAGCAGGCTTCTCTCCCGCTCAACAAGCGGCCATGAGAGCCGCCGAGCAGCAAGGTGTTGGGGCGTTTACGCCTTACATGACCGCTGCCAATCAGGCATTAGGCGGTGCGTACAACACCACTGCTGAAGCCGCTGACATCTTGCGCGGTGCTGACACCCGCAATCAATTCACTGATGCGCAAAAAGCCATAGGACAAGCAGCAGGTGCCACGGGCAATATTACCTCGGGCATCGGTCAAATTAACCAGGGCTTAGGCTATCTTGACCTGGCCGCGCAGCGTGCAGCAGCATCCGACACCACTGAGCAGTTTGGCGCGGCGCGTCAAGACATAGGTTCGGGCCTCGGAGCGCTGGCCACGGGCCAGAACATGGCAGCCTTGTCTAGCCAAGCTGACTTGCGTCCTGCAACGGCAGCGATCGCCCAAGGTATTGGTGGTTTGACTCAAGCCCAACAACTGGCCCTTGGCTCTGGCGGTGCAGACTTTAGTGGCTCTCAGGCCCTGATGCAGCAAGCTGCTGGTCAGCTTCAAGGTGCACAGCCCCAGTTTAACCAAGCCAACCAGCTGATTGGTTACGGCGTTGGCCAAGGCCAGCAAGCTGTTGGCATGGCAGCGCAAGCAGCTCGTCAGCCCGGCTTTGGCATGGCCCAGGGCGCGCTTCAAGCAGGTATTGGAGCGATCGCCGGTTCAGCAGGAGGTTATGACCCTCGTTCTGCGCAAGGTTTTATGGACCCATATCGTCAGCAAGTCATTGACGAGACCATGAAGCAGATGGATCGCCAGAGCATGATTGCTGGCCAAGGCCTGGCAGCGCAGGCGGTCAAATCTGGTGCGTTTGGTGGTGAGCGTGAAGGCGTTCAGCGTGCAGAGATGCAGCGCAACTTGATGGACCAAAAGTCTTCCACGATTGCCAACCTCTTGTCTCAGGGTTATAGCCAGGCGCAGGCTCAGGCAATGCAGGCATTTGAACAGCAGCAGGGCCGTCAAATGCAGGCTGGTCAAGGTATTGGCCAGCTCGGCGCACAGCAGGCTCAAGTGGCATCGCAGCAAGGTGGTCTGCAACAGCAAGCTGCTCAGTTGGCAGCACAACAAGCTGGTTTGGGTGTTCAAGCAGGCTCGCAGCTCGGTTCCTTGGAAGCACAACGTGCGCAACTTGGACAAGCCGGTGCGGGTCAACTGGCCAACATTGGCCAACAAGTGGGCGCGCAGGCCGCGCAGCAGGCTCAATTGGGCCAGGCAGCGGCGGGCCTGTATGGCAACTTGGCACAGCAGCAAGTGGGCGCTGGCCAGGGCCTCGGTCAGTTAGGCGTGCAACAAGCTCAGTTGGGCCAGGGCGCAGCAGGTCAGTACTTGCAGGCCGCGCAGCAGTATGGCAACTTGGCGTCCCAAGGCGGTGCGTTGGCGGGCCAAGAGGCTTCAATCAATCAAAACATCTCCAACTTGATGATGCAGCAAGCCCAAGCGCGCAATCAAGCCGCTCAAACGGCAGCAGGCATTTACGGCCAGCAAGCACAGCAGTACCAGGGCCTTGGCCAGGGTATCGGCCAACTTGCTTCACAGCAGTTTGGTATTGGCCAGCAGACGGCTCAAGGCCTCGGTCAAATGGCCGGCCAGTTGGGCCAGCTTGGCGTGCAGCAAGGCGCGTTGGGCCAAACGGCTCAGGCTTTGCAGCAGGGCGACATCAACTTCTTGTACAACGTCGGCCAGGCAGGTCAAGCGTTCAACCAGCAAACACTGGATGCGCAGCGCGCCAGCGAATTGCAAAAGGTCTACGCGCCGTATCAACAAGCTGGTTTCTTGTCAGACATCTACAAGGGCGCACCGTCCTCGCAGATGTCGACAGCCGTGGCAAGCCAGCCATCGGCAAGCCCGTTCCAACAAGCGGTCGGCATTGGTTTGGGAGCGATCTCAACTGCCGCTGGCGCGAAAAAAGCTGGTCTTTTCTAAGAGGTCAATATGAACAAAAAGATGATGCGCGAAGACGACGACATCGAAAACATGGGAATCATGCAAGGATTCATGGACTCCATGGCCGATGAAGGCGACGACGAAGGTGAGGGTGAAGACCCCGAAATGATGATGGAGCGTCGTCCTGACTCTCCTGAAATCTTGATGAACAATCTGCGGGGCGATATGCGCTCTGTTGACGCTCGTCGTGACGAATTGGCCGACCTCGTAGGTTACCAAGCCGCTACTGAGACACCTGAGCAGGTGCTCGCGATGCTGCAGCCTATCCTGGCGCAGCAAGGTGGCGGTGGTATTGGCACGCTTCCTCAATCACAGCCCATGGCCCAAGGGCCACAGCCCCCGATGATGGGCGGTGCTCCTGGTATGCCGCCTCCCGGCATGCCCCCAATGCCTCCTGACGCTGGCATGGCTCCTCCTCCCCCTGACCAGGGCGGCATTGCTGCGCTGATGGCAAGCATGGGCGGCGGTGCTCCTGGCGGTGCGCCTCCTGGTGCTGGCGCGCCTCCTGGCATGCCCCCAAGCGACATGCCTCCGATTGCCATGGCGCGCGGCGGGTACGTCCAAAATTTTCAAAC